TCACCTACAACAAACGCAGTCAAGCCTCTGTCAAAGTTTAATGTAATCATCTCACCAATTAGTTCTGGATAACCTGGAGAAGCAATTAAGTTAAATGTTCTTGATTCATCATCACGTATATCTTGATTACTGTTCATTAACGATTGTAATGCTTGTACAACAACTTTACGCTGTGCTTTGCGTCCAAACGTTCCGCTGCCGTCTGCTTGGTTACCTGATTCGGTTACCCAACGATGCGGATAATATGCTTCCATTGCTTCATCGCTAAAGCGAGCATTATCATCTGCTGTGTTTATATAATTACGCTCAAAGCGTCTTACATTAAATCCACTTCTACGTAGGTTCCACAACAGCATGCCTTTTGGATACAATGCAGGATCAGGAGCATCTGGATCTAAGTAATTGCTTGCGTTTAGATCTTCAATTTCGCCTGCTTCGTCGCTGTTAGCGCCACTTGTGTTGTAACGTGCATCTGCAAAAAGAATACCATTTTCTGTTGTTTGATCTGTATTATCAATTAGTACCCATTTACTTAGTGTTGCATTGTATATGTACACTTGAGGATAATTTTCTAAATCAGCTGTGCTAACCCAAATATCGCCTGTAACTAAATTGCCGCTATCTGAACGATCGCCATTTGCTGGTTCTGTAGCACTTACAATTGGACCTACTGGATCAGGTGCTTGCCCACTATCTACATTATAATATGGACTTGACGAGTGATTAATACCAACCCATGTTGATCCATTGTGTACCAACATATCAACTTCATCAATAGTGCTGCTGTACCATAGTGCCCCATCTTCTGCTAATGCTGTTGGTGCATCATCGCTTGCAGTATAAACTAATGGTGACCACAAACTTACAAGTAGTTTTTCAGGATCACTATCTGTTTCACCCGGCTGCCAATATAAGTTTTGTGTACCAGTTTTTGCTGTAGCATTGTATGGAGTAAATCCTGCAAATGTCATAGCGTTGCTAGTATCTGTAAGTCTTATTTCACCGCCAATTGTATGTGTAATTGTAACTCTATTTTGAGAATCTACACTTGCAACAATGTTGGTAAATCCTGCTGCGTTAATTGCTGCTGCCATTTCTTGTGCATCGCTAGTTTGTCCTGTTGCAGTAAAACTAACTGTTTTTGCACTGTCTAATGCTTCTTGTGATTTCAAACTTTCTTGCATTGTTATGTTGTACGGACCACTTGCAAATGTGCTTGCAGTGATTTTTGCACTAGTAATAGTAGTAGCACCACCCGCACGTTTTACAAATACTTTAAAGTTGGCATTGTCATTTACCGACTCAGTAGCATTAGATTGAATGTATACTGTTCCAACTGGAATATTTGCACCGCCGCCGCTTCTATCAAGTGCGTAAATTGCGCTGTGATTAGATGCATAAATCGGTGAGTCAACTCTGTTCCAAATTTCTGTATCACCGTTGAATTGTTTTACTCTCCAATCAGCACCTAAGTTTGGATTAGTTGTTTTAATCCATACACTGCCGCTCGGTCTAGTATCACTATCATTTGTTTTAAATAATGGTACATCCGTATGCTTACTGATTTGAGCTTTTGGTGCAAGATAAAATCCTTCTTCGATACCAGCTGCTGCAAGAGGTTGTCCTGCGCCGTCAACTAGTTGAATTGTATCACTTGTACTACGATCATTCAACAATACAAGTTTATTATTTCTTGCTTCTGCTGTTACACCACCGATAGCAGCATTGTTAATGTCATTTACTAGTGATGATAATGTATTTCCTGTCAAAGTAATTTGAACTGCTTCAGCACTGCTGTCACTAGCATTAATAACGAAAGTATCTCCAATGTTTCCGATTGTTGAACTAATTGCTATACTACCTTCAACTGATGGAATACTTCCACTCCAATCAGGGCCTCCAACTAGTACCCATGTATCGTCTACATTTTTGTAATAAATTTTAATTAGATTAGTTGTTGCTACAACTGCGTAGTCGCCTTTTTGTCCTACCCAGCTACCTGGAATACCAGTTGCATCTCCACCAACTAAGTCTGTTGTATCAGTAATTACACGAGGAGTTTTTGCTATAAAAGTTTGACCTGTTTCAGTTGTAGCTGCTGAACCATCCCATTCAAAAATACCCCATTCTGTTGTTTGTGTATCTACCCACCATGTTCCGTCTTCTGGATTTGCGGTTGTTGGTGTTGAACTAGCATTTAGACTGTTTAAGTCTACATCTGCTCTTACTACATATGCTCTGTTGCTTACGCCAAGATAGCTATATGCAGCTTGTAATCCGTATTCATTTTGTTCACCGCCTTGTACAACATTATTGTTTACGTCAGTAACAAATGTTGGATCTCCAAATGTTTCTACAAGATCTCTTTGCGATGTCATCAGGTAAACTTTACCTGCATTTTCTTTTAACGTACCAGGTGCTACGCCTGTGCCGCCGCCGTTTAATTTATTTTCAGCTGTTGCTACAAAAATAATAGGTGTTGTACCAGGTTCTGCCGGAGTATAGAAACTCTCGTCGATAACGCTAACCTGAACACCAGGTGATGTTAGTGCCATTGTTTTTTCTCCTCATGGATAATACTTTCTATTATTATTTAGCTGATCTGAGGAGAAAATGGTGGTTTTGGGCGGTTATCTACGTACTTAACTGACCGTTGTACAATTGATCTATCCAAAACTTTAAATCATCGAGTGTGCCATTATTATCTAAATAAAAGTCAGCCATCCACGGTTCTAGTGTCATACTATCTATAGATTCTTTTGGCAAGTAGTCACTGCGATCAACCCAAATAGCATAATCAAAAACATTTGTGTTACGCATAGCAAAATATTCACGTTTGTTTCTAAGTCCACAATAAATATCATGCTCGTTGAAGATAGCTCTGCCTAATGTTGCAGCATCACGTTTGTTCATATCACTGATAGCATTATACCATTCAGTTCTGTGGTTATGTCTATCGGCGTAACATTCTTCTTCGCTTTCGTAGTTATATTTCTTTTTTAACAAATCGTAGATAAACAGTTTAGAGCAGAACGCACTGCTACTTTCAAAACTATATCCATATTTGTCTCTGAGTATTTCGCAGACAGTATCTTTGCCGTGTCTGCCATGTCCGATTACCAACAGCTTCTTTTTATTCATAAGTTTAATTTACAATAAAAAATAATTATTGTCAACCAATAATAAAACCGTAACCTGTACCACCTGCTAGTGCAGTAGCTAATTCATTGTCAAGTTTTTCCATTTCTGCTTGAGCTTCTGCTTTTAATGTATCACCATTTAATGTAGTGCCACCGCCTGGTCCAGCTATTGTGCTAAATTTACTACGTGCTTCGCCTAACATATACTTACAACTTGCTAGTGTATAATCTTTTACCCATTGATTAGCTTTGTAATCTTTTAAAATTTCAAAATCGGGCCTATAATTATAGCACCATAATAAAACTTCTTCATCTGCTCTTGGACGCTGAAGTATTGTTAATTTTTTTGTACTTGTATTCCATGTAAATTCAATAAAACTACCAAACATACGACCAACAAGTTCTTGTTGTTGAGCAAAGAAATCATAAGTTGCAAGACCACCAATACCACTACCTGCTAACAGATAAGTGTTTGTGTATGCTAGATTAAATGGTTCAAATAAACTGCCACCATCTGCACTACCACCTAGTCTACTACCAACACTACGTCTATAAATTTTTCTTACTTCAATTATTTCGTTAGGAAGTGTATATTCGTTTTTGTCTTGTTCAAAACCAATTGTAATGTAACTTTCTTCTACTGCATTTTCAGTTCTTTGACGGTATCTATTTAATGCTTTGCCTAAAGCAGTTTTATAATGTGCAGGATCTAGTTCAACATCAATCATGCCTCCGCCTAAAAAGGTTTCAACATAATCATAAATTTCTTGGTATGCGGTAGTATTACTCATAGTTTGTCTCCAAAAGTATTTATCGATAAATATGTGTATGCCAAAGCTAAGTTTATATAGACCACAAAAATCAAAAGACTACACTTTCTTAGATAACACTATCTATGAAATGTTTACTGTAGGTGGTACCGATTTTGTAATTCACAAATATTTAGGTCCAAAAAATCCATCAGATGCTGATGCCACAGCAGACCAACCTCAATACGATTCTGTAAAATCTACAAACATTCAGGACTTGTTGTTTTTAGAAAACAGAGACAGAAAATATGACAGAGATGTTTATGTAGTACGTGGTCACTACAATGTACAAGATAACGATTTTGATTTAAGTCAATTTGGATTATTCCTCAGCAACGATACATTGTTTTTAACAGTACATATAAACAGTAGTGTAAAAACTATTGGTAGAAAACTTATGCCAGGCGATGTAATTGAATTACCACATTTAATCGATGAATATGCTGCTAATGATTTAGAAATAGCACTTAAAAGATTTTATGTGATCGAAGACGTAACAAGAGCAAGCGAAGGATTCTCACAAACTTGGTATCCACACTTATACAGATTAAAAGTAAAACAAATTTACGATGGACAAGAATACAAAGATATTTTAGATTTACCTGCTGCTGAAAATAGCGATAAGACGCTAAGAGATATTATGTCAACATTCGAAATAGAAATGCAAATTAATGATGCTGTAATTGCACAAGCAAACGACGATGTCAAATATGCTGGTTATGCAACACAACAATTTTATACTGTGCAAGTTAACGACGATGCTAGTGTTAGTATTGTAAGTGTAGATGTTGATAATATAGATGTATCAAGTGGCATTACTGCTGATGTAATTTATGAAACTCCATTAGCAAGTGGTTATTTAGGATATTTAGTAGGAGATGGTATTCCACCAAATGGATCACCTTTTGGTGTAGGAAGTAGTTTTCCTCCTTTATCAGAAAACGGAGATTATTTTTTAAGGACAGATTTATTGCCAAATAGATTATTTAGGTACAACGGCAGTGGTTGGACTAAAATTGAAGATAATGTTAGAGCAGAACTTTCTAATACAGATACACGTAATACACAACTTGGAACGTTTATTAATAATAGCACAGTAAACGAAATTAGTGGAGAAGTTGTTGTAGAAAGACAAGCACTAAGTAAAGCTCTAAAAGCAAAGGCAGATAACTGATGCAATATTTTTATGATGGTCAAGTAAGACGTTATGTTACACAAATAGTACGTGCTTTTAGTAACTTTAGTTATAAAGACGGTGATGGTGATCTTAGACAAGTTCCGGTAACTTATGGTGACCTTACAAGACAAGTTGCTAGTATTATGCGTGACAATAGTGAAAACAAAATTCCAAGTGCTCCTCGTATGGCAGTTTATATCACTGGTTTAGAAATGGACAGGACACGTACCAGTGATAGTAGTTTTGTGAGTAAAGTAAATTTACGTGAAAAACAATTTGATGAAGAAACAAACAGCTATATTGCACAACAAGCAAAAGGATATACTGTAGAAAGGTTGCATCCTAATCCTTTTACGTTGAGTGTAAATGTTGACCTGTGGAGTACAAGCACAGATCAAAAATTACAAATACTTGAACAAATATTAATGCTTTTTAATCCAAGTTTAGAGTTTCAAACAAACGACAATTATGTAGACTGGACAAGTTTGACAGTGTTGTTTATGGAGGATATAACTTTTAGTTCACGTAGTGTACCTGTAGGAACAGAAAGTGAAATTGATATATGTACAATGAGTTTTACTGCTCCAATTTATATTTCTCCACCTGCTAAAGTCAAAAAATTAGGTATTATTACAAAAATTATTACAGGTATAATAAACTCTGACACAGGTACTTTAGAACTTGACGGTTTTACTCCAGATCCTGATTACATTCCAGAAGCAACAGGATTAGGTGTACAGCTCAATCCGCACGTTACATCTTATAGACAATATGGTATAGATGTAAACAACGGATTAGCATTATTAGCTACAAACAAGTTATTATACAAGCCAGATGCACATTGGTTAGATGTAATGGAAGCAGAATTGCCTTCACAATATGAACCAAATATTAGTCAGATAGAATTACGTAGAACTTACTTTGACACACCAGTTAGAGGAACTATTGAAATAAATCCTAGCGATACAACAGAATTGTTTATTGATTACGACGAAGACACTCTTCCTAGTAATACTCTGATAGAAGGTCCTTCTCGCAATCCTGCACAATACGGCACGGTTGATTATATTATAAATCCTCGTACATTTAATCCAACAACTATTAAAACCAGTGGAGTAAGGATATTGGTGTTAGACGTTATAGGTAATGCAGCGGTAAGAAATTATACACCAACTGGAACAACAAATCGTATTGATACTTACATAGAATATTATATTAATGATATAGAAAAACCAGATGGTGTTACAAGCGGTACATCGTTTCCTGGCTCTCCTACAAAGGGAGATTTGTTTTATAGGACAGATGAAGATAAGTTATACTTTTATCAGCAAAGTTGGTGGTTAGCTGATAAAGTTACAAGCATTGAAGTTACAGTAGATGGAGAAAGTGTTAGTGCTAGTGTACAAAACATTGGTGGCTTGTTGTCTATAATATTAGATGAAAATGTAACGCCTGACAATGCTGTAAAATATACACTACATTTCAATGATGACGGAGCAGACGCTTGGAAAAATAATGATGGCACAGACTTTTTTGCTGACCAGAACGACATAGTAGAATGGACTGGTTCTAAATGGCAAGTTGTATATGATGCAAGTGAATACACAACTCCTATATTTACTACAAACTTAAATACCGGAGTCCAATATGTTTACCAAGGTGAAGATTGGGTTGAAAGCATTGATGGTTATTATCCAAAAGGTACTTGGAGTATAATACTTTAAAATAAGTATTTTTATGAATAAAATTATTTGCAGTGGCGCATTATTTTATAGTTTAAGCACCAAGAGATTTCTCCTATTATATAGAAATAAAAAAGGCACCAATGGTAATTGCTGGGGCTTAGTTGGTGGAAAAAATGAAGGATGCGAAACACTTTGGGAAGGTTTGCAAAGGGAAATTGATGAAGAAATTGGTACAGTAAAAATTAAAAAAACTATACCATTAGAAAGTTTTGTAAGCAATGATGAACATTTTAACTTCCATACATATCTATGTGTTGTTGAAAACGAATTTATTCCCACACTAAATTTTGAACACAGTGGTTATTGTTGGTGTAGTTTTAACAAATGGCCAAAACCTTTGCACACTGGATTATTAAATACACTGCGTAGTAAAACAAATAAAACCAAAGTAGAAACTATTATTCAAGTTGCTCATTTAATTTAGCAAACTGATTGTGCAACCAATCAAAATCATTTATTTTAGATAATGCTATTTGATTATCTACATTTGTACTTCCGTATTCACGTCCGGCAATTGCTCCTGCTATGGCATATTTTCCAAACGGTTTGTCTTCTCCTCTTGTACACCATGCATCTAATCTAAATTCAGTTTCGTCATCTTTTTGTCTGTCAATAATTTTACTAGATAATTTAACGCATTCTCTAAATGCACTCTTCCAGGTATTAAATGGATCTGTATTAAACGCTGTGGTATTGCTCATAGTTTCAATACCTTTGAATTTATTACTAATACTTGTAGTCATATCTGTTTTTGTAACATCCATGTTTTGTGTTAATTTAGTAGGCAATAATTTTACACCACCATAACCATAAACTAAATTGTTTACTGGATTAAAACTGCGCCAAACGTGAACAGTTTTTTTACCATCTACATCATAGTGTGCAATTTGATAGTCAAAATCAAAAGTTTCTAAAATATCAGCATCGCCATCAACTACCCAAAACATTTCAGTATCAACTATCTTAGCTGCATATTTGTGAGCTTGGTGAATTCCCTCAATGCCGTGAACCCTATGTATTGCTCGATCTGGAAATTGTTTTTTAAGTTTTTCAAAATTTTTATCTGCATTAGGTTCGTTGTAACTTATAAAAACAATATCATAAGGTTGGGGTTTACTTGCTATAATGTTGTGTTCTTTTTTATGTGCAAAAAATCTGTATTCAAATTCTTTCCTACTGATCCTAATATCTTTGCTTATTAATGCTATACCATCATAATAATTTTGATTTTTAAATACATGGTGTATTTTTCTATTAAATTGATCATGATGGCTAATATAAAAATTAAAATTAAAGTTTTCATTAATATCAAGATCGGGATAAATCATCCAAAACATATCTTCTTTTACATCATTACAAGCATTCATATAATCTTTGTAATTGTTTACTGTCCACTTCTTAAAACTTTTAGGATAGCTTGCTATAATATCCAATTCGTTTTTTGTAACATAAAATCTGTGTTCAATTTCACGTTCGCTAATTTTTTTGTCTCGAGGTAATAATACGATACCGTCTCTATGCTCACCATTTAAAAATACTTGTACAATACCTTTATTTTGATATGGAACATGATAATTAAAGTCAAAATCGGATGCTACTTCAACATCACTAGGAATTGCCCAAAACATTTCTGTTTGGCAATGTAGTAATGCTTCTTTGTAATCATTATAATTGTCAACAGTAAATTTTTGATACGGAATAGGATCACTTGCTATAATTTTTACTTCTTTTTTGTTTGCATAAAATCTGTAATCTAATTCGTTTTTTGTAAAATTATAATTTTTTGGTATTAAACATACCCCATCAAATGTTTCACTATTACCATTTCCAAACACATGAATATTATCTAAACTCCAGTAGTCTGGTTTGTAGTTAAACTTAAAACTGTCTCTAATTACAACGTTACTAGGAACTGCCCAAAATAAATCTGTTGTACTATTTTTCTGTGCTTCTAAAATATCTTCAGGAGTGTTTACATAAAAATAATCAAACTTTTCTCTACCGTGGTAGATATCATATATGCTAGATATGTATTGTCCTTTTTTAACTTTGTAGCTGCCAGGCTCTGTTGGAATTAGCCTTACACTTTCATAAGTTTTAACTTTTTTACTGTCTTTGTATATTTCTGGAAATGCGTGTATTGCTGGTTCTTCATCTTTTTTTGGTCTGTAGTACCACGGAAATCCGTTTAATAAATTTGCATCAGGATTAACAAGCCATACATAATCTTGATACCCTTGCCAGTCTTCAATTTCTTCTTCAGAATATACAACTGGATATTTTTTAAGAAAATGATTTTTTAAATAATCTTGACCATTGTGTAAATTTCTTCCATAGAGTTCAAACTTATCTAATACTTTCATTGAATATCCTCTAATTTAAATGCTTTTGTTCCAACGTGTGCTAACATATTACTTGTATCACAATCAACATATGTCTTGTATCCATGTTCTGCTGCTAATTTACAAAACCATATATCTTCTCCTGAGAAGTCGTCAAGCTCTTCGTTGTAAGCATGATTAAACCAAGGTTTAGGTAAATTTTTATAAACATCAGTTTTTACAAGCATACAACCCATACCTACAGCAAATACTTCATGTAAACCTTTATTTGCATTTAGTTTAGTAGGTGGATTATTAAAGTCCATAAATGCAACGTTGCTATAAGGTTTGTATCTAGTGCTATATGTACATGCTATAATATCTTTTTTGTGTGCATAAAGTTTTTTAAAGATTGTAACTGGAATATACATGTCACTGTCAAGCCAAAGTATATAGTCCGCATTTGCCTCAAGTGCTTCGTTTACTAGTTGTGTTCTGCTGTTTGAAATTACGCTACCTAAAACAAAATGCAAACTATAATCTATATTTTGCTTTGTTAGATAGGCAGTGATGTTTGCTAGAGATTGTGCAAATACAGTATGCACAGTATCTCTAGCAGGAATGCAAAGAGCAATTTTCATTTACTTAAAGTGTTTGTGGCATAGATTCTTGTGCAAATTCTTTTTCTGCTTCAACTGTTGCATCATTGATTGAACGTGCTGTTGCAGTGCAGATTTTTACTGCTTCGTTAAAATCTTCTGCTGGTAATGCACTAGCACCTAACATGTGTTCGGGTTGTACTTTACCAATAGTGATTAAATCTGCTCCCATTTTACGTCCAAAAATTTGGATCCAATGGTAACGATCGTCGTCTTCTGGAATGTCCAGTTCGTCAATGGCTTTGTTTGCTTCAATCTCTGTCTGTGCTTCTAGTTCAATTGTTGCAAGCACAGCACGTTTACGAGCTTTGGTAAATTCTTGTGCTAAGTCTACATTCAAGACTTCGTATAATGTTTTCATGTATTGCTCCTGATTATGTTGCTGGTGTATAGTATCCACCAAAAGAATCACTAAGAGAAATCTGTCCTGATGATATACCAATAAATGCTCCAAGCGTTGCACGTAACAAAATAGGAGTAGTACTACTACCAAAATAGTTTCGTACTTGACTCATTGTAATTGTGCTGCCTGTTGCTGGTAATGCCATACTTATTTCCTAGTTTATCGTTATACTAACATAATATATACCACAGGTCAACTGCTTTTTAACTCATTAATGGTATTTTTTAATTCATCTATTTGTTGCTGTTGTTCTTTAATAGCTTCGATAAGCAATGGTACAAGTTTTTCATACTTCACTGTAAGATACTGAGGATCACGTGGAGAAGGTGCAACAACTTCTGGCAAAACTTTTTCAACTTCTTGGGCACTCACTCCTACTTGAGTGTCTTCATTATTATATCCTAAACTTTTTGCAACTTCGTTTTCTGTATATAGATATCCGTTTAGACTTTTAACTTTGTCAAGTGCATTTGATATAGTTCCTTTAAAAGTTTTTAAACGTTCGTCTGAGTAGTATGCTGTAACTTCGCCTGTGGCAGTAAAGTTGCCAGTGATTTGCATTTTTGCAGCGCCATTGTCACTTGTGCTACCTATAATAACGTTACCTCCAAATGGTGCTAATTTTAACAAACCGTTGTCTTCAACTTCAATGCTTGGAACACCTGATACATCGTTAACACTGAAGATAGTGCCTGTTAAACTAGGTGTAATACTGAACAGTTGTCCAGCAGAACTTTCCCAACTTAGGCTGTTGTCATCTAGTACGTTTTGTGTTATAGGATCGTTATCAAATCCTGTGAACACAATGCTAGGTAAACCACCTGCATTTCTTTGTGGTGTAATTACAATATTTTTATCACTGTTTGCCATTTGCGTTTCCTAATATCTATGTGTATTTATCTGCCGTGCCAGCTTCTAGTACTTTCCCATACTTGGTTGATTTCTGTATTTGTTAGTTCTCTATCCCACACTAAACATTGACTCATTGATCCGCCTTCTACTGCGCCTGCATATCCAGTACCCATGCGTAATTCGCCAGCTTGAGCTGGAGGATCTGTGCTTCGTGCTGTGTAATTTTGTACGTAATTAGCACCGTCTATACTGTAATATCCTGCACGATTAGTACCGCTAATTTTTGCAGTAGTCATTTTTATACTAACCATTTTCCAATCTCCATTAGTACCTATACTTGCAGTACTACCATAATCATAGTTGCCCGGTCTACTGTACCAACTGATAGTTTCACCAGTTTCCCATGTACAAGCAATTTCTTGTCTATAGCTGTTGTTATTTGTTCCATTTTTTTCAAAAATTGTATCACGTTCTGTCATGTCAAAACTTTTTAACCACATAACAAGTGTAGTACCGCCAGCCATGTCAACTTTTGTTCCAGCTGCTTCACTACATCTAAAATAAACACTACCATTAAAATTTGGGCAATTAAAGTTAGTTCCAAGATTTGGTAAATTTGTTGTTGAACTAAAACTGTTTATTTGATCAATTCTCAAACCTTGACCAGCATCATAAAAATTGTTCCAATTACCGTTACGTGCATATTCTTGAGGAAAGTTTGCCCAAAACTTTACATCGTCAAATACACTTGCTATACTAGGTTTTCCGTATCGCATTCCCATTATATTAGTTCCATCTTCTAACAGTTACATAAGTACCTGCATAAGTGCAACATACAAGATAATGATAACCTGTGCTAGGATCGTATGCATAATCTAATCCGTTTAAAGCATTAGAAACAGTGCCCATTCTAAAACTACCTACCCTTGTGCCAGTGCTGAGATCAAACGGAGTACTACACTCTATTACGTTGACACAATTGGAATTATTTATAGCAAATGCATATCCAGCAAATACATATTTTCCCGAATAACTCCATGCTACTCCTTGATAAAATGTGTTGTTAGTGCCGCCAGTGAAATTAGCTATTTGTTGTGAATTTGTAAAATCATAAGGACTTTCACATCTTATTTGATATAAATTTTGTGTCGAACTTTGGTTACAAGCAAATAAAAAATTAAGTCCGTCAATACTCCAATCGCCTGCAAGTAACGCATTACCGGTATCACCGCCGATAGATGTTCTTGACACAGTAGTATTGGTTGCAGTGCCATTTGGTGTATTGTATCTATTTTCAAAATCTGTAAAGGTAGTGTTAGTTCTAAAAGTAGCAGCATGTAATTTATTGCCATTATCGCACCAATCTACATAAGCATTAGAAGTGTTTAATACTTTATTGTTTTCGGTTCTATTAGCAGTTGAAAAATTCCATGGAGTATTTTCATAGTGTCCAATAGTTAGGTCAGCAGCTGAGAAATCTACTACGCAAACATGTTTACCATCGTGTGAAACAGTAATATCATTTAAATTACCATCAAGATTTCCGCTTGTTCCTCCAATTACTCCTGAAAAAACAAAGTCTTCTGTTGCCCAATTATCTTCTCCTGCTGCGTAATTGGTTGTGTCGTCTAATTGCGGTCTTCCGCCAAAATGCATTCCCATTATAAGTTATACCTTTCTCGTTTTACAGAAAAGTTTGTAGATATTTCTTCTGCCTGTAGGGCTCTATCATACAAACTACAAGAATAAAATTTCATACCAGTTGCTTGATTTGCATCAAAACTGCCTTTAACACTGTCTTGTTCTTGATTTAATATCCATCCTTGTGTTGTTTTTATATCGTTAGCCTGTGTCCATGTTCCAACATAGCTTCCGTTTTTATAATATTCCTGACTAGTGCCGCTATGACGTATAGTAAAAATCATTACTTCATCAGGTGAAAAACTAACATTTGATCCGCCTGTGCGAGTTTCGTTCCAAGCAAAAAAAGTAGTTTGTTTTTGGATGATGTGAACATTGTTGTTAGCCGAACTTGCCATACTATGAAAATAATTTGTACCACTTTGATTATCAATACTGAAAACAGTTTCTATAGTCCATTCATAGCTATTTGTTAAACTTTGCAAAGCTGATTCAGGAAATGTTATATATGAGCTAGTTTGTCCTCCAGCAAATGCCAATCTGCCGCCAAAGTCGCTTGTATAATTTATAGTTCCACTCAGCGTTGCATTTCGATTACCTACAATATCATAAACTGTAGTACCACTGCCTGGATATGAGCCGTTGTTACCTATGTCAACTGCCCAAATCAAAGCATTAGTTACTACTTTTGGATTTCCAAATTTGATTGCCATTACTTATCAAATCTCCCTTTGTCATATCTATATTGATTTTCTACTTCGTCGGCAGTTAACGCTCTATTATAAATATTACACTTTGCAAGTTTACCATCATATTGATAGCTACCAGCGCCTCCATAACGACCAATCCATACTCCATTAGGGTCAACAGCAACAGTAGCACTAACACTTTTACTGCTTACCTGTACACCATCAATATATGTTATTTTTGTCGATCCGTTATAAGTGGCTACCACATGGTACCATGTACTTGTATTCATATAAGTAGCTGTGGTAGTGTACAAACTATCTAAAGTTCCGTTGGTAAATTTTGTTCTATGCACAATATTATTTCCTTCTTGAAACAAACTATATTGTGTGTTAACGTTTCCTTTTTCAAACCAAAAACCATTTTGATTCAAGTTATCTGTCTTTACCCAAACTTCTATAGTATAATTCTGATTATCTAATTGTGTATTTGCACCTGCCATAACCCAATAATCTGTACCTGCTTGAAAGTTCCAACTTCCGCCGCCATCTGCATGTTCTAATGGTCTGCCGTTATCGCTAGACGCTCCAAAAAAGTTTCCAGTAACCATATCAAACATTCTAGTCAAATCATTTTGTAATCTATAACTATATGTTCCGCCTCTTCCGCCTACACTTGTATCAATATCGTTAGCTCCTAAACTAGTTCCAACTGTTAATCTTGGATTTCTATAGTATATTGTGCCGCTACTAGCTAGATAACTGCTACTACATGCACCAGGATATAATAACGGACGTATAAGTCCTACTCCGCTGTTATTACCACCAAACGATATTGTTTGCCACTTTCCTTTTATACTATTAGTAGCAGCACTGCCTCCTACACGTCTTTCTAAATTTGCTAGATAGTTTACTGTTGGAAAGTTATTAGCATCTTCGGTTACATAGTAATCAAATGCAAATGTATAGTTTCCGTCTCCTATATTTACATCCCAACCTTTATAGTGACACCCTGTACCACCTAAGTTATATCCGTAAACTATGTCTGTGCCTGTAACTTTGTAATTTCCTACAATGTCTCCAATAGGAACACGGAAAAAATTGCCTGTTCCGTCAACACCCATGTTACCGCTGGTTTGTGTTAATCCAGGTTCTCCCCAAGTTGGACACAAATATAAATTTCTACTTTGGCAACGATCGTTGGCAGCATCAACACTCATTACAAGTGCATCAGCACCTCCTGGTGTACGTCTTCCTAAATTAGCAGCCATTACAATCCAACTCTTCCTTTTAAACTAGCATATACAGTTTTTATTTCTGCATCATTTAACACTCTATTGTATACTGCTAGATAATTTAAATCTCCATTTGTCCATTCACTGTTTCCTGGATCGTAATGAAATAAACTTAGTCCATTAGGTCCTGCACTTCCTCCTGTGCTATTATTAATAACTTTCGATCCATTTACCCAAAAACTGTATTGATCACTACCTATGTTACCTGTGGCTACATATATTCTCCAATTGGTATCAGTGCCCCCGGCATCAACACTACTTACCCATCCTGCTGCATAATGATTTTCTGTCGTGTCACTCCAGTGTCCTAACAACCAATTATTACTAGTGGCAGATACTATTCTTCCTTTTGGACTTCCTCCTGGTGCATATCTAGTTATTGCTACAACAGTATAGTCTTGACTACTATAATTAAATTGCGAAAACATTACCCCTGCGGCACCTACATCTGATCCGCTGTATCTAATATATTCTACACCGTTTTCTTCTCCATAACTAAGATTTTGTGCGGCAGTGTGAGATCTTACTCCCATATGCCCGTCTGTACCGACTAAGTTTTTTAAACTTACTTTAGCATTTGTACACAATTGTCCAATTGTTGGTTCGGTACCATCGCATTTATCTAATCTCGGATATGCAAAAGTTAATCCACTTGATGTATTAGTTGTATAATAATGATATGTTCTATGCAGTGCTTGGGTTGTACTGCTTGCCCATCTCACGTCTTCGGTGCCAACATTACCATAACTTTTATCTGGTATTTTTTCTAAGAATCTCGAGTTAAGGTCTCCGTTAAGTGAAGTGTTTGATTTTAATTCATACCATCCGCTGTCTGGATGTCTGCCGCCAGTGTACCCTTCATAAAAACAATGTCCTACAACAAGATACCAAACGTTAAATGTTAAACTTGACTGGCTAGGATATGTAAAATACGGATTGTTTTGACTTGCACCATTATCGTTTCTAATTGGTGCTGGGTTTAGTCCTAGATAAAAAGTTCCACCTGTGGCACTGGTGTGTCTTTTAACCCATACAGTCCAACGATATGTGTAATTTCTGTCAATCGAATAGTAACTACTATTCCATCCTCCATCAGCGCCACTAGTGGAGTCAGGAGTAGTAATCCACTCACTTTCTATAGGAGCAATCTGTCTTGGGTTAAACGGAGTTGCGTTACCTACGTCATTTTCTGCTCCGTTGTTCCAAAATCTATTTTGTTCACTTGCACTACCGTTTGCATTATAACCGGTGGTATTTCCTGTACCGCTACTCCATGTTAACCAACTAGGTAGTATGTTTGATCTGTTGTGTTTCCACGGATTGCCGTCAACACTACTAGCATCAAACAAATGAGTCAATCCGTTTATTATTGTTTTTGCTCCATTGTGTGCGCCCATTACATATCCCTCACTTTATTCATGATACATACACTCCACAATATTGATTATTTTTAGCATATCCGTAAAATTTTTCAATAGTATCGTCTTCATCAGAATCAAATGTTGCTAAATGATTGTTGTACATGTTAAGATCAGTATCATCTGATATTTGATAAACATTTTCAAAAGCGTACATATCGCTAAAATCAGTAAACGTCCATTTAGCGTGTTTGTTATGGGTTTCAGTTGAACTTAATCTTGTATCATTTTTACTACTCACATACTGATATACTGTAACTTTATCTAAATACTCACGTTGTCCGAGATATTTCCAAAAGTTTAATCCTACCCAGACATTGTAATCTTTTAAATTACCAAGTGTATTAAAATTTGTTACTGCTGTATTTTTTTCACCTGATTTAATGTTTACTTTTTCGATTGCGTCATTCCAGCGTAATAATTCCATACCATTTGTATTATTTTTGTTTGCTAGTACAAGTGCCCAGTTTCTGTTAGATTCGAAGTCACATTCAATCCATGTGTGACAAAAACCAACGGGTGTTCTAATACTGTACCACCCGCTGGTTGTTATGTCTTCAATGTCAACATGACCCGGAGGATTCGGTCTTCCTATTACAGAATATCCTGCACAAAACTGTCTACCGTATGTGGTTGCCATTGGCTATTACTCCTCATACTCCGTATCCCATCTGTCAACATCTTTACGCTCACCGTACACAGTGTAGAAGCAGTTGATTGGTGCATCGCTGCCAACAATAACAGTGTTGTCAACAATATCTTCAACCCAAATATCTTGTTTACCACCTATTGCTGTCAAGTTAACAGTAATAGTATCTTCATGTACAAGACCAGTCCAATAATCAGGTAACTCAATTACATTTGTATCTTTCAGTCTGCCACGTACATATACACCATCTTCTGGACCTTCGAGTGTACCGTGACGTAACTTCATGCCATCTTTGGTTGGGTGATCGATTACAAAGCTCTTGCTTACAGCAGCAAAAGTACCGTTAACTTCTAACATATAGTTAGTACCTGGGCTAGTAGTATCACCTTCTCCAAAGCCAATTCTAGCTGCTTTTGCAACAGTTAGCTCACCATCTGTGGTAAGTGCCATAGCACCTTGAGAATCAGCGTGAGACGAATCACCCCACCAGAAGCCTCTATCATTGGTATTACTCATTTGGAAACTCATAGCATAATCGTTTAGACCGCCATATGTGTATCCTGATTTCATACCAATTGTGTATGTGCCGCTGCTCCAAACACGGATCTTATCACGTGTCTGTGAACCGTTACCGTCTATCAAACCAATGTTATAACGTGTGCTTGCACTAAACAGATCTGGGAATGTACCAGCGTTTAGGTTACTTGCATTTCGGTAGAATGCACTGCTTTCTCCATCTAGCAAGTCTGCATCTAGTCCGCTACCAGAACCGTCGTTACCGCTGGTCCAAACAGTGTATTCTGTGCCATCTGCATTGTGCTTCAAGCCATTTACACCACCTAACAAGTCAATGTAGTCGTCGTGTACATCGTTGTAGATACGCACTCTGTTACCACTGTCAACAAACTGCATGTAAGCTCTACGTGTGCCTGCTTGATACCAACTGATATATGGATTACCTGTTGCACTAGTATCTGCTAAACGAATCATTTCGTCGCCTGCATGACTCATTGTTAGTAGGCCGGTCATTGTATCAGCTTGATCACTGCGTACAAATTGAGTGCTGTTTATACCATCTAGTAAATCTGCATCAACATTTGTAAGTCCACTACCATTACCAGTAAATG